ATAATTTTTGGAGTAACATTAGAAAGTCCTTTTGTATTTTTTCTTATAGTTACCTTAGAATCACCAATTCTGTAAAAAAGATCAATATCTTCGATTTTTTTACCAGTAAATCCGTCAATAACAACAAGTTTTGGTGTGATATTGTAATTTCTACCGGCTGAAGTAATACCAATCTCATCAATTGATGTTAAGGGCCCAACAATAAGAACCTCTGGAAGATTGGTTGTGGGACGAATAGTATTATCAGTTGGATAATTAAATCCAATATTCTCAATTTTTGTTGAAAGAATTTTTCCAATTGTATTACTTGATGTTTCAAGAATAGCACCAGTTCCAGTAACAATTCCAACTACAGTAGAAACCCCTACAATTTCTTTATAATTAGCACCTTTGTAAGTAATATTGGTATTAGAAATTCCTCCATATGCATTAGGGGAATTAGTAACGTATGATAGAGATGAATTACTTGGTGTATAAGAAGATCTTTCAGGAACTTCTTGAATATCGTACTTAAAGAAAGAAGATCCGGTTCCTGTAAGTACAAACTCTCCTTGATAAGCACTGTCTACAACATTAATTTTGTTAAATCCATTCACTTCTTCATCAATAACTATTTCTTTCTTGAATGAATCAACAAAATCTGAATTTGCTACCGAAAATTTGTAGAAAAGATTTTCTGGAACATTATCATTTACGGACAAAGTAAGTTTAGCATCCGTATCAATTCCAACTTTTCCCGATTTGGTTATTTCAAAAATATTATCTAAAAGTGTACCATCAAACCTATCTGTGTAATTAGAATCTTTATAAAGATTCATGTCAAATGCAGAATAAAGAGTAGATGCATTCAAAGAAGATAACGAAGAATCACTAAGATCAAATACTACAGTATTACCAGAGAATACATTAAGAGCTGGGTTGACAGGGAGAATATTTCCTTTTCTTGCGACATCGATTGATACAAAATTTGGTTGGAATTTATTAGACTCGTATTTTGTATCGCAAAGTCTAATTTTATCTCGGGAAAATCTAGAAATATAGTAAATATTTTGATCTTCTAATCCACCTGGGGCAGGAGATGAATCTAAAATTACTTTATCCCCTGTTTTTAATCCGTGATTTGCTATTGTTATAGTATTTTGACTTGTGTTTACCGCTGATGTAGTAAATCCAAGAGGATTAAATACAATTCTCCTATTATGATCGTTATACTTTACCGTAACTGTTGTGGTTATTCCTGGTGTTACAGTCATTTTTACTGTGTCACCAATAATCAATCCATGAGTTGATGCGGTTGATACGGTAACAGTATTTCTAGTAGCTTCAGCAGAAACTACATTAGTCCTAACAGTCTTAATGCTATGCTTTGTTCCAGTGCCAATACCAGTGAAAGACAAAAGTCCCAAATTCATTGTGGTATCTGCAATACCAACAAAGGTTCCTGTAGATCCAATTCCAACTTTAAATGTTTGAATACCAATAATATCGGTACTTATTTTTGCAACATAAAGTTGAGTATCATTAGCAATTCTATAAGTAGTACCTACAACCGGATTTGATGTTACCTCAATAGACTGTCCATCACCGTTGTTGTATAAAACAACATCTCCAGTTTTTAAACTATGATTAGGTAAGAAAATACCTCTATTCTCGATAAAGACTTGAGTAATTCCTGCACCTGGATTTGAGAAGAAAATTGTAGAACCTACACCTGTTCCAGTAAGTGTTCCAATACCAACTGATTCTTGGGGATCAAAGTAAATTTGTTTATTAAGTTCAAACTTAACTCTATTTTCTTTACTTGATACAAAAGTAAATTTACGACTTTCTTCGGATATAAGAGACGTGGCAGTATGAGCAGAGGAAACAGTTCCATCTACTGATCTCTCAACTCTAAATCTTGAATTGAGTTTATCTACATTCAAAACACGAACTTTCTCTGATCCTATTTTAAGAATGTCATTCTCTTTGGTTAATAGCTCACCACTCTCGAAAATTTTACCACTCACAGATAAGTAAGTTACAATCCCAGTTACATCTGTTGTTCCGACTTCATTTGCAAGATTATAAAAGTTAGACGAAACACCAATATTAAAAGAGTTATTTGATAAATTGGTAGATGTATTGAATCCAGATAGAGTAACTAAATCTGTATTTGTAAATCCATGTGGTGAATCAGAAAATGCTGCAAATCTATTAGAATCAATAGGTAAAATTTCAATTCCAGAAACTGTAGAAGATGCAACACTGATATTTGTAATTACTTTACCAGAGACTTCAGATACATTTGCCTTTGCTGATGTTGCGCCTGGAAATGTTTCAAATACAATTCTATCGCCTACTTGGTATCCACTTCCACCAGTGATGATACCAATATTGTCAATCGTGCCAACTGATGTAGAGGTTATATTAATTTTTTCATCATAAAACTTATGAGGTTCTGTAACAAATTCATAGGAAACATTGTCTGATATTAAACCATAAGGAGTTGTGTTTCTTAACCAGTTATTGCTTACAATATCATAAGTTCCTTGATACGAATCATTTTTGAAATTGAAATCGTTTGGTTTAGATTTAAATTTATTACCAATAAAGTAAGGATATTGTGGTAATTTAAAATTCTCGAAGGGCCCTGAACTTTCAACATTTCCATCACTTATAGTTGCAAAGTATGCATAAACACCATTTGGAAAGTCTGGAGTGACACAATATCTACCATTATGCTCATCAAGATCACCTTCACCCGTAAATGTATAATCTTCACAGAAAAATCCTTGTTTCCAAGAAGAAAGTGATGGGCGATTACTTAATTGAGTTAGTTTATATCCACTCCTAAGTGCTCTAACAAATCCACCAGTATTCTTATCATATCCATATGGGCCATAAATTGGATTGCCGTCATAAGCCCATCCAATAATCGGAGAGTGAAATTGTGAACTTGTTTCAGAATTAGAAGAATCTAGAAGTAAATCAGTAACTCCATACTTTATACTATTTTCTTGAGATAAAACTTTACTAAAAATAGACTCCCTTAATTTTCTAGGAGCATAAAGGTGTGTATATTGAATACCATACTTTTCATTAAGAGATAAATCCAATATACCATCATCTTCATTAATAATATCTTGATACTTCTCAAATAGATTAATAGTCCATTGATTAATGTTTGCAGTAAGATTTGCACCTGTTCCACTAGCAATTATTGAAACAGATGTAGAATTTGTATAATTAAATCCAGGATTATCAATAATAACTTTACTTATTTTACCTTCACTTATCACTGGTATTAGTTTTGCAAACTTTCCAGTTCCGTTAACAACTAAATTTGGGGGACTATTATACTCATACCCACCATTTGTAACTAAGACTTGTTCAATTCTTCCATTGTTTATGATTGGAAGAAGCTCTGCATCTCTACCACTTAATAGATTGAATGATGGTTGTTTATTTAAATTGATTACGTCACTAGCACCGTAACCGACGCCGGTATTAGTTAAATGAATAGACTCTATAGAGCCTCTGAATATGGGTTGTAGTTTTGCATTAAAATCTTGTCCATTAAAAGTAGTAATACCAATTTCACCTGAAATATTAACAGAGATTTCTGGATAGTTAAAAGTATGAGATCCTGTGCCAGCTGATTGAATATTGATAAACTGATTAGTATCGTAATAAAATTCTTTTGTGGTGGTGCCTACACCAACTGATGACAATTTAAATCTATCAGAATCAATTGTTGTAACAATATATGTTTGATCAGCACTAAGTCCTAATGCATTTCCAGAATATGTAATATTCTCGCCGGATTTAAATCCATGACTCTGTATGTTTATTTCGTTCGATGCTGTGTTTATTCCTGAGGCTGTGCATATTCTTTGTTTATTTTCATAATTATATCCAGATGATGTAACTACAATATCAGAGAGAACACGCTTTTTATCAAAAGATTCAAATCTGTGAACTCCTTCGCCGTTTGTAGTTAAACTTATAGTGTTCAACCCAGAAGAAACATCACCTATATTTGCAAATAATTTAATTGTTTGAGGATCAACAATTTTTACATAATACTCTGCATTATCAGTGATACCTCCAACAGCAGTCTGTCCATCAGTTTTATAAATTACTTTTTCAGATTCTCTGAATTTGTGGAAAGTAGTAAACCCGATTGTGTTAGAAGAAAGTCCAACTTGATTATTATTAGATGTAGAATAAAAAGAAACTGAGTGGTTAACTAATTTTGTGTTTGCATGTGCTTTAGCTTCTAATCCGTTTCCACCGGCAATCGTAATAATTGGTTCTGTCACATAGTCAAATCCAGAGTCTAAAATTTCAATTCTTTCTAAGGATCCTTTTACGTTAACAAGTCCAGTGGCACCAATTCCAGTCGAATCTTGAATAGAGAGAATTGGAGGATTTATTATATCATATCCACTACCGGGTACAGAAACCACTACATCATTTACTTTTCCAAAGTATATACTATCTCCAGATTTATAATTTAGAATTTCTACGCCATTAATTAACATTCCAGTTTTACCTGGCAATGTTGTATAATTTCCTCCTTCATTTATTGGAGACTTAAATTCTCTGTATAATTTTTGATGTTGTAAATTCTTTTCATAAAAATCATTGGCATAGAAATAATTATCATTGACAGTGCCAGATACTGAAATAAAATTTTCATTGTATAGATTAGTCACGCTTGATGCAATTTTGAATTGCTTATCGTTTATTCTTTTAATATAATAAACACCAGCATCAATCTCAGAAAATTTACTTACTATAGTGCCTACTATAACATCTTGATTATTAATTGTAGCAATTCTATCCTTTACTGAGTCTTTATAATAAATTTTATCTCCTGTATAAAATCCATGATTGAGTGTTACTGTGAAAAATTACCCATTGTATACTCCGTTCAATAAAATTTTGCTATCATAAAAATTTAAAGGGCTATCATGGTAAAACGGAATAGAAGACGATGCTACTAGAACATCATCATTATAATTTGTATAACTGTTTTGAACATTGGAAAATGATTTTTCGATATAAGAATAGTCATCATTTAAGTTACTTACTTCTGGTTTTAGAATATCTCTTCTTATAAAAAATTTAGTTCCAGTTAATTGTCCTGCCCTCGCAAACGTAAAAGTATTTGCAGACGAGACATCAATAATAACTCCTTGCTTTCCAACACCATCAGATTGAATGATAGTTGCTTTATCACCTATTTTAAAATTATTTCTTGCAACGGTTTCAATAGAATATGTAAAATTAGAAGAATCAATAATTGATATATTCTTTACATCATACTTTGAGCTAATGTTCGCTAACCAACTATTACTCAGTTCTGTTAATGCATTAATTCCTAGAGATTTTATTCTTATATTTTCATTTTTTGAGAAATATAAAGTATTATCATCAATTAAATTTTCACCTAAAACTTTTCCAATTCTAATCTCAATCTTAGAAGTAGTAGCGATTCCAACCGCTGAAAGATCGCTAGAAGCGATTGAGACGGCGCTAATTCCTTCAAACCCATACGCACTTACATTGAGGTTTAATTCAGTCCCCGAATCAATCTGATAGTTTGTTCCAAAATTAGTTGTATTTGCTAAACCAACCTCAGTAAACTGATTAATTGTTTTTGAACGATATGTTAAAATTCCACTCTGCCCATCAACAAAAAGTTGTCCTTTTTCTGGAAAACCGATCGTCGAATCAACATCAATTACTGATGAACCAGTTGATACTAAAACTGTGTTTTTAGTTTTAGGATGAGAGGCAAAGTTACCATATACTGTTCCACCAGTAAGATCAATGTCTTTACTATAATCAAAGTCTACACTTAGTTGATAATAGGTTTTATCTCCTCTAAAGATTTTTTCAGAATCAATAATCGTAGCGTATGCTTTAGAAATACCATATTCTGGATAGGCATCTTGATAAAGAGTTTGATTTTTTAATTTTGAAGGATCTCCTACAATTGGTTCTACAACAATATCTCTTGTCTTTCTAAATTGAGCGTCAGAGGGCCTAAACAAAAATTCTTTAGGTTTTATAATCTCTGCTTTTTCTCCATAAAGTGCGCCAAATAAAATTTTAAATGACTTATCAGTTCCTTTAGATTGATAAAAATCTTTAGATCTGGATAAGAAAAGTTTTTGATTAACATCAGAGTTAAGTTCTCTACCTTCAAATCCTGGTGCGATTTGTTTTTTTAATTTTTCTAAAAATTCTTTAAGTAATACATTACTAAGGTTAATTATTTTTGAACCCTGCACATGAGATGTTGATTCAGATGATGAGAATGTAATTTTTTGATCATCACTACCAAGTTCAGTTACTCCACTAAATCCACGAATACAACCATTAAAAGAATTTCGATCCTTTGAAGTGTATAAAATAATCTCATTATCAATCTTAATTAAACCATATCTTTCTGGGAATTGATATGTACCATATTGATTCAATTCATAATTAAAACTTGTAATTATTTCAGTATCGCTAAATGAAATGTCTTCAGATAAACTTGTTTCATCTCTGATATCAAGAAGAGTCTCTAATTTGACATATTCGTCAATATTTTGTATAATGTCAGACGGTGCGGTAGGATATTCTTGTGAAATATAATACTGCTTTAAAAATTCACCAACCAAGGGAAAATCATCCCTTACAAATGCAGGTAATTGGTATTCGATAATGTCCTGAATCTGTACTCTCTGTAAATCGGTTGATATCATCTTACGTCTTTAGTATGAATAAGTATTAGTTGGAGAAGTAGGAGTAGAAGTAGAACTTGATAATGATGTTGTTATAGATGAACTTGTTCTAAATGTTTGTGGTGATGTCGTTGAATCAACTGTGCCACGAACTAAACTTCCTTGTGCAAAACTTGAGGAAACAATATAGTCAGATCCTGAAACATCGTATCCAGAAGATATTCTGTCATTAACACAATTTATTATTACGTTACTAGTATCTAGTTGAATATAAAGATCCTGCAATCCAATAACATCATTAGAATAAGGAATGGCTGATATTTCAATTAAGGGGAATTGTCTATTAATATTTGTTGAAACAATGTTAATTGGATTTAATTTTATTTCTCCTTTAATATAGTCAATAGATCCAATATTTCTTCGTACAATAACTGCCTCACTAGAAGAATTTAATCTAATTAAATTTACGGCCCCAGTTTCTAAAGATCGATTAGCAGTGTCTGCAAGATACACAGTTCCCGCAACTCCACTTACTCGGAATCCAGAGGACTTTATATTGTATCCTATTTTACCGTTATATGTTCCGTGTCCATGATTTACAACATGAAATCTATTTCCAAAGCAAATTTCATATTCAGCAAATGTGTTCAGAGAAGCTCTTAAGTCTCTTCTCATTTGAATTGTAGTAATATTAGATGTAATAGCAGAATTACTATTATCTACGACATTAAGAAACTTACTATACTTAAATCTTGCTCCAAACTTATTAATTTCAGTTGAAGATCCGTATTGATTAATATTAGTAGAAACAATAGATTTTATTTGATCACCACTATTTGCGTTATTAGAGTTATAATATACATTCACTAATGCTTCGATGTAGAGATACTTTAGATCAGTAATCTCTAAATCAATACCGCCAACTGAATATTTTTTGATTTCTCTCTTAATATTATCTTTTACTAAATTTGAGAGATATGCACCATTGATTGGTTTAATACTAGCAAATACTTTTCCAAACTGTGGTGGACTTAATTCTTCACCACCAAATACTGAAATTGATTCAGCTTCGGGATAAATTTTAGGAATGATATATTCATAATCAGTTGATGTTACTGCTCTATTCTGAGAAGCATATGTTTGGGTAGCATATTTTTTAATAGACTCAATACTTTCAATATCGGATCCAGCGTATGCCGGTGTGTTTACAGTTATACGAGATATGCCTGAATTAATGGAAATATTATCTCTAGATGTGGTTAGTTTTCCATTAAATGATAAATCAAATACACCGTTTGAATTACTACCGTTATTAACGAGATATCTTACTTCTAAGAAGTTTGGTTCTTCAAGAGCAATACCAAAGATTCCATCACCAAATATTAACTCATATCTCTCATTCTCGATTTCTTGTACCCAATAGACTGGCGATTGACTATCTACTTCAAATAAACTATTAGATCTATGAAATTTTCTCTTTACAGATGATAATTGTGAAGGTTTCCAAATAACGTTGATTGTAGATATATCAATGTTGGGATTATCTAAGATAAATCTTTGATTGGGATCATAAGTGTTGTAACTAAACTCACTTGTTATATACGTACCTTCATATACATCAATATTGCTAAAAGTTGCAATATTATTAACAACAGGAACCGTAATATCTTCCATTATAGAGAACGTGTAGCTCTCATTTCCAAAGGAATTAGATGTTGCAACAATACCTTTATTCAGAGTTATCGTTTGAGGTTTAACACTATAATTAGCGGTGTCAACAATAAAAGTAATATTAGCTCTTGATGACTTACTAGATCTTGGTGTATAACCTATATTCCTCGCCAAAGACACCACATTCTCTCTGAGAGTGGCGGAATCAATGAATACCTCATTAGATACCATATTGGCATTGTATGAGGTTATATACGTATTATATGCTAAGGCATCAATAATCGTCGAAAGATTAGATCCTTCAAAATCATAATCGGTGAAATTAGAATTTGATCGCAGATAATCTGTGATTGACTGCTTAATCTGATCGAAATCTAAATTGGCAAAGTTGACTAGTGCCATTATCGTGTCGGTTGTAATGCGAATGATAGTTGTTGAGAATTTGCTTCTATCCCAACAATGTCATAACGAATAGAGATATCATATTCTTCTGCGTCATAGTTTGGTTTTACAACAACTTGACGAAGTCTTACTCTAGGTTCAAAATTATTGATTGTGTTCTCAATCTGCTCCCTCAATGCTTGAGTGGTAATATCATCAATTTGTTCAAATAATAAACGACTTACTTGTGATCCTAATTCTGGATTAAAAGGACGCTCACCAGGAGTAGTAAGAATTAAATTACGAATTGAACGCGCAATTGCATTTTCATTTTTATTTGCAATCAAATCATAAGTAAGCGGACTTACCTTAAAAGACATTGAAATGTCCTTAAATAATTTACTGGCACGTTGAACTGGCACTATTTACACGCAAGTATAGTTTATTTATCTCGTTCTTTAGAGGTTTTCCAGAAGTAACTTTCTTGATCACCAAGGCCCATTCTGTCATATCCATTCTCAACTTGATAATATTCGGTTGACACTTTGAAATCTGGGATTTTTGGTTCAGGTGGTGTCAGGCTATTATCATAAATTCTTATCCGATTATTTGGATATAATGCATATTGTCCATTGACAAGTTCAATTAGGTTATGAGATTTATGTTCTGCTGGATTTTCACTGGTCGCATAATCAATTACATCTGGATCTTGATGATAATTATCTAGTGTACAGATATAACTTCCACGCATCGTGCCATGATCTCTAGTATATATCTCATAATCCATAGATCTAATGAATTGTTTATGAACTGCAACTACACCATAATCCATACAGTCCCAAAACTGAAGATTTTGTAAACTCATATCAGGATCAGGTTTCTTTGGTTCAGATAAAAATGCACTAATAGGTAA